GCTGTCCTGGGCCATGTAGATTTCCCGCCGTCCGGTTTGCTGGTTGTCGCGGTACAATTTGATCCGGTTGTAGGTGTCGGAATCAATGTCCCGGGTATGTTCGAACCCGGTCATCAGACTGCCGTCGCCGACGTAGATGCCGGCATCAAACGATCGTACATCCCGGAGCGACAGTTCACCGAAATCGTCGAAGAACACGTAAAACTGCCCGGTCGCCGACATGGTAAGGGTGATCGCTTTCTCGATGATATCGAGCAGCGTCTGCCCGTCCTCGATCATGGACGGAATTTTGTAACCGGTGTCGTCAATGCGGCCGGTTTTCAGTTCGAATTTCTTGGCGATCTCGCGGATGATGTCTCCGATGGTTTGGTTTTTGAACACGAACGTGTCCTTGTTCAGCAAATATCGAACCTGATCGTACGCCTTGATGCCGATCTCGGCATCCTGGTTCAGGTCGATGCTGAACACGTAGCCGTAGAACACGTTGACATCATCTTTCGTTACCCGTATGATGTCGCCGTTATTGACCGCAAACGTCCGATCCTGAAAAATGGCGCTGCCGATCAGGGTGAACTCGAAGCTCGCCGGCCGCCCGACGCGCGAAGTCGTCCAGCTGATGTCCGTCGCGATTTCGGAGACGTCCCAGACTTGACCGTTCTTGTTGTCCAGAAGGATTTCAAGCAACGTTACCGACCCCCCGAGGGCAGCTTCAGCACCATCCCGACCGGCAGCGATTTGAGCTGCGCGTCGCTGATGCCGTTCAGCTTCTGAATCTCGCGCCAGCGCGATCCGTCGCCAAGCATTTTCTGCGCCACTTTCCACAGGCTGTCCCCCGCAACCAGCGTGTAAGTGGCCGGCGGCACGCGTTCATCCGGCCGCGTCGGCTTCGATTTCTGGAGCGCGGTATCGCCGTTTGCCTGTTGGATCACATCCGTCCGCTTTGCAGCATAGAACCGATATTCCTTCAAACGCAGCGTGTACGAGATGTCTCCGGGAGTGCCGGCGACTTCCTTCCATTCGAAACTTTCAATGCTGGCGGGCGTGTTGATCTCCGAGATGGTCCTTCCCTCAAGGTCGGCGTACCGGTTGCTGCCGACGAACACGAACCGGATCGGCCGCTTCGTCTCCCACCACTTCAGGATTTTGCGAACGTAGACCATCGGCGGCAGAATGGTGGTTGCTGTGATGTACGGATGCGGGTCCACATTCTCGGGCGGGTAAGCGGGAAAGAAACTTTCGATCGTGTACTCAGCCAGCTCGCGGTCCTTGATTATGCTAATTTTGCCGAGGCCGGCCACTTCATGCCCTGCGCTGTCGCCGCCAATGCTCGTGCCGAGCTCCGCAGGCAGCACAGGCAGTTCAAAACCATCCTCCTGGTTGTTCCAACTCAGCCATATGCCGCAATGGTCAACCAAGCCCATACACCCCCTGTGCCGACGAAGCGATCTGCTCGGTCAGAGACTGCTCGATGCGCGCAATGATTGTGTCCACATCATAGCCGTTCCGAATATCGCCGGTCTGCACATTCACCGTCGGCGTGAGCGACACGAAGTTCTGGATCGCGTTCATCTCGGCGAGTTCGCGCATCATCTTCAAGTCTTCGCTGGAAATGTCGACGGTGTCGTTGATGCGGCCGACTTCGTTTACTTTGTTGATTTTATCGAGCGTTGCGGTGTTATCTCCGGGAATGGTGAAATTGTCGCCCGGATCTTTCTCCTCACTGAGGTTCAACACCTTTTCCATGCCGAACCCATCCAGGGCATTCTGAACACTGCTCGCCAAGTTTTCACCGAACTCGCGCCCCTTGTCCCACGCCTTGAGGGGATCTATTGTTTCTCCAATTGTCGGAGCGTCTCTGTCAATTGTGATTGCATCTTCGTCTTTGCCCCAGCTTAAAACTTTGTCCTGTAATTTCTCAAGTTCACCAGTCCAATCGGTGCCGAAAATGGCATCTATCACTTTGCTCAAAACTTTTCCAAGCGACAAAGCCCATGAAATAATTTGACCAAACAGATTGGCTACGGCACCTCCGAGACCATTGAATCCGCCATTAATTGCATTAAAGAACCATTCAAAAATGCCAAGGAACGGCTCAATAAAGCTTGTCCATAAGAATTGGATGATCCCGTTGGTCACACCGACGATCGTATTCCAAATGACGGCACCCAAAAACGCAAAAGCGCCGAATATGGCACCGACAATTTGCTCGGCGGTTGCCCCCAATCTAACCAAGGCGTAAATGACAAGGGCAATCACGGCTATAACCAGAAGAATCGGCCAGTTGATGGCCAGCCATGCCGCGGCCTGCGCCAATAGCGGCGGCACCATGGTCCACAACTGAAAAATGATGACGCCCAGCCACACCGTTCCGACAGCAATCAGAATCGGTTCAATTTTTGACCAGTTGTCGGTGACAAAAGAGGCGATCGCGGCGATTCCGTCGAGGATGGTTCCAATGGCTGCAGCCGCTGCATGGATCGCTTGGCTGATGCCCGCAACCATCTGCTGACCATCTGCACTATTCAAAAATTGACTTACGCGTTCGATTACCGGCCCGAAGGATGTGATCGCATTGTTCGAAATCTGGTTCCACAGGTCGCCAAACGTCATCGGCAGTTCCCCAAATTTGCCGTTAATGTCATCCGCGGCTGTAAACAGCGCGCCCTTGATGATATCGGCGGTGATTAGTCCTTCCGCTGACATGGCCATCAGTTCATCCATGGATTTGCCTGTAAATTTCGCAATGGACTCCGCAATCATCGGAGCCGTGTTCATGATGGTCTGGAAGTCGTTTCCTTGAAGCCCGCCAGCCCCCATCGCATTGATGAGCTGCTCCATTCCGGACTGCTGCTCCGCAGCTCCGGCGCCGCCCAAGCGGAAAGCCTTTTGCGACAGTTCCGCAAACCTAATCATCTCATCATTGCTTGAAAATGCCTGCGGTGCCGTGAGCCCCAACTTTGCAACATGATCCGCCATATCGAAATACCGCCCGCGGGACCGGTTTGCCGCCTCAAGAATCTTGGCCTGCAGCTCTTCGTTCGATTGCGTCCCGTCATTGACCGCGCTGATTCGCGCCAGCGAATTCATGTAGTTGTCGCTGAATGCCATCGCCGACTTGAGGTTTTGGATTGACAGGGCTTGGGAAGCCATATTTTTCAGCGGTGTCAATGCACCGGTTGTCGGATTTTTGACCGTAAACAACGCTTTCATAACACGTTGCCAGAGAGCAGCTATTCCTTTCCCCAATCCCTTCGTTGCACGAACAAAGATCTGAGGCACTTTCTTCAGTGATCCCCATAATGATTTGGATATGGACTTAAAATTTTCACCCAGGCTCTTTTTCTTCATTTCATTTATTCTGTCGCTCAATTTGCGGTAAAATGAATCCATTTTGATATACCACTTAATGGATGCCTGGTTTAATTGATTCCAATAATCTCGGATTTTTGACGGCCGCAATGCATTGAAAATTTGCTTGAAGTTGAACTTTCGAGCTTGACTTTCGTCTCCCTTTTGACCGGCCGCGTTGGATTGACCCAGTATTTTGGAAATTGATTGAATATGCTTGTGCATCTGCTCAAGCATATGAATGGTTTGCTTGACAGACTGATTCAAACTTTCGAAAGTGCTGCTCATCTTTTCGAATTGTTGGTTCGCCGTTTCGACAGACTTTGTCCATTTGTTCAATAGCTTGCTCGTATCCTTGATGCTCGCCACATCCCAGCCCTCCTTTCACACTACTTCCGCTTCTTCCTCATCGCCCGCTTCTCCGCCGCGATACGTTCGTCAATGCAGGCGATGATGAACGCCTTCTCCTCCCGAGGCAGATTCACGAACTGGCTCGGGAGGATGTGNAGCTTGTGGAGGGCGTAGTAAGCGTAGTTCGCTTCACTATCGCCCTCCCGGATCAGTTTTTTGCCTCTTCCACGAGCTCGTCCATCTCGACATCGAAGCCGCTCAGCTCCTGGATCTTCTGCGCGAGCGTCGCGACTTCGCCGGCGAGCAGCACCTTCTGGACATACTCTTCCGGCGTATGGCAGCCGAGCTTCTTGATGCTTTCCGCATCCTTAAAATTCGGGACGATCGTGTGGTTGACGACGACCTTCAGATTGAACTTCTGCGCATCAAATTCAACCTTCCGGCCTTTCCGGATTTGCATGCTCGCGCGCCGGATCTCGTCAAATTCGGCGGACGTCATTGCCTTGATTTTGAACTTGAGCAGATTGCCTTTCTCATCCTTGAAGCGCGACGAG